CGCCCTTTGCTTTTGCATTCATCATGTTTGCAGCCATTTGCGCATTGAAATTCGTGTTATTTAAATCTTGCGCATACTCCGCAAATTGCGCCTGATTCATCCCGAACATCTTATTGCCCGCCCCTTGGGTAAACTGACCCTGCCCCATTAAATTAGACGCCGCTTGCGGAGTAGTCCCCGACCGCCCGAGGATAGCCATAAACGGATCCATTTGCCGACCCGACAACTCCAACGCAAACGCCCGGGCACGATCCTCATTTGCCCGCACCACAGAATTGCGCCCCAGCACCTCCGCCGCCACACTCGCATTACTCCGCAACATCCCCCGGTCATTGAACGCCGACCTAGCCGCCTGACTCGCCTCCCTCATCTCCTCATCAGAGGCCCGACCACGCAACGCCAAATCGCCCCGTGCATGTTCCGTCAGTGTTTCCAAAAGCGGATTCGATCTCAAAAACGCTTGGTTGGCTCGCAACCCCAGCCGCTCCACCGCCTCCACATCACCCCGGCGCTGGCGCTGAATTGCCGCCGCCTCCATCTCTGCCATCCGCGGATAAATATCTCTCTCATAAATATCCAACAAACCCCTTTGCCCATTCCCTTGCCGGAAGATCGGTTTTTGCTCATAGCCAACTATCACCTCGCGGGAAACCATCTTGGGACGTTCCTCCCACTTCATTCCCCGTCCGTTAGGATTCCGCACCTGCACCCGTTCCGTCCCCTCCTGCACCTGCACGATCTGCTTGATCGGCACTGGTTCATACCCCGCAAACTGCTGACCCCCCGGACTCCCTAACAGCGTCCGTTGCAGAATATCCATCTCAATATCCGCATATTTAGGACGGAACTGCTGTTCACTCTGATAGATTTGCGGAGCCAGATCCACTTGCGCTTGCAAGCTGTCTCGCGTTTCCTTGCCAATATCCCTTGGCGGAGGTGTGCTTACACTAGGTGCGCCCATAATTTTGCCTCATTACCAGCTTCGCCAACGTCTCCGTTGGAAAAAGCTTTAGTTTACCCCTTCGATGAAAAGCCACCCACGGTAGATAAAACGGCATCCGATCCATAAACCACCGCAAGCCCCCGCCACCCGCCAACACCCAGACATACCAACAGTTTCCGCCAGAAACACAATCCCCAATTTTCTCCCACTCCTCTGCCACCCGCTCATGATTCACCACATGCCCCATCATAAAACCCTCTGGCGCGGACACCACATGCCCCCGTAACAGGAACATACCCAGATCCACCTCAAACGAACGGGCACGCAAATGCGCACGATACCATTCCCGCGCCATCTGCACCGGAGCCAACGCACCCATCATAGTGTTTCCTCATAAGAAAACGGCGGATCACCCACTCTTGAAAAGTCCATCGACCCATTGATTGCCACAGCTTTTACCGCCTCAATCCACTGTAAGACCGCTTTTAGTTCCTCAGACGGCGCCGTCAAAAGCCTGCCCTGCATATCCATCAGTTCCAACACCGAAAACGACGCCAGAATATGCCGCTCTGCCGCCTCTCGAAAATCCTTTGCCGCAGGCCGCTTTGGCTCCTCCCCAATTAACTCCGCCACCCCGTCCTCAATCTCCACTAACGCCCTCGCATAATCAGCATTCGCCGGATCTTTCGGAATCCATTTGCCAGACTCTCGCAAACCTTCGCCCGCATCAATGTATTGTTTCATGTTAAAATTCCGCATTAAAAGATAAGTCAACAATAGCTCTTACATCCTGAGAAGGAGTGCAACTAAAGCGCGTTAAAAGACCGGCTACAAAACCCGCTCCTCCGCCGGAAACCGTTGGAACTACACGCATGCAAGTAGGAAAAATAAGCGTATATCTCTCTAGCATAATATTTACAATACAATTATTCAAACCTAAAAAATACCGCGCACACGCCATTTCTTCTACGTCAGGTGTAACATATTCAAAAGGCGTAGCTTCGCCGCCCATCTCAAGCTGCACTCCCGCCAAGTCGAATTGGAACGTGACATTCAGCGGCATCGCAAACCAAATTAGTAACGCTGATGTGTGGGGTCCGTCGGTGCCAAATGTCTTACCCGCAAAGTCTGGAACCGTAAGCGTTTGTGTAAAACGCTGCCACCCCGTTGTTATAGAATTGACTTGACTGCCAAGTGTTTCGGCTGACGACGGGCTTCCGCCTGTGCCATAAACTCCAGATATAAAAGTTGTTACGTTGATCGCTCCACTACTCCTCGCCCAAAAAGAAAGGGTTACCTTGCGTCCTTGAAACCGTTGTAAATTCTCAACGAATTGCCGAATACGGCGTAAGGTCGATCCGCTACCCGCCGCCGTGTGGTTCCACCGCAAAAACGAAGTGCCAGGCACTATAACCCTGTCCGCTTGAGTCAGTGCGTTTTTACTCACCACAAATGTTCCAATCGTGCCGTCATAAATCACCTGCCAACGGTCAAGTGTGTAGGATTGGTTCGCAGGAGTGTTAAACGAATTTCCCCGGGCCGCAACATTGAACCCACCATTAATAATTAGGTTTTTTCCATACGCCCAGTTAGTTGGACGCTCATCAACAAACGACGTTACTACACCGCCTATTTGCAACTTTCCCCGTGCTATCCCTATTGATTTACTCGCCGCATTGAGAAACCCGGACGGAATTTCAAGCATCAGCTCAAACCCATTCACCAAATCCGTGACAGCCTTCAGGTCCGCCGTCCAAACCAATTGCGTCCAAGCTGCATTAGGACACGTTTGCAATGCCGTCGAAATCCTCTCCGTAACTGCCGCAAACGCATTGATACTATTACACGTCCGCAACTTCAACACCGGAGCAAAACTTGCACCCGTATCATTGCGCAGCCAAATTGATAAAGTCACCTGCCGCCGGAGCGTTGCCGCTAAATCCCGCTCAATCCGTTGGCCCACATTTACCACCGTCACACTTGCCGCGCCTGTTATCAACAGGGAGTAAAAACTTTTATTATCAGGCACCAAACCACTCCGCTCCATCTGAACGCTACCGCCAGACGGACGCACCCACCAATGCCGCGCCAAAGCCGCAGACTCACCAACCGTCACAGTCTGCGGCCCAGCCGTCAGCCATTGTTCTCCATACAAGTTGCCATTCTGAAAATAGTTAAACTCCCCCACCTCCAGATCCACTACCGAACGCACCGCCGGACGTGCCGTTTGCCGCAGCTTTTCATACGTCACCTTTTCCCCATCCTGCCAGTCATACCCGGGAAACACCTGTAATTCTAATTCCGCCATAATAAATTTCCTTTACCCTCCTAATTGCACTTTCGGACTACGTTCCCCAGCCACACCCTCCACCGCCACACCTTTTAACCGCATCACACCGACATTATTCTCTAAAACCATTTGCACCCGCTCCCCCCGCACCCGCACCGGCCACCGCGTCCGCCACGCTTGCCGTAAATTCAACACCACACCAGACCCCAACTCCATCCCGTCGGGCTCTGGTAAGACAACCCCATAATCCTCACGGCCTCTCTCACCATGATCATCATCCTCGTTAAGCGGATTCCAATCTGGCTTGCCCCAGTTCACATACTTAACCCGACTCCGCGTTTGCCCCTCCACTAACACCGACTCCTCCGCCACACCATCCACCCGCACCGCCATATCCAACTCCGGAAACCATGTCTCCAACTCCACCGTGATCCGCTTAGCCTCACCCTGCCCCACCGGCTCCAGTCGATAGCCCCGCGTCACCGCCCGCCAAGGAATTGCCCTACGCACATCCTCATAAATATCCTCTTCCCCCTCCTCTAACAACAACACCCTTCCCGCTAACTTATCCACCCCAAATAACCGCGCATCCCCATTCACCGTCAATACAAAAAACTCATCAAAGAACAGCCCCTCACGCACATCTAAAGACTCCCACGCCAAAGTCCGGGTGTTAAACACCAACACCCCATTATTCCTCACCGCCCCATCCATCGGCACCGCCACATAAATATATTCACGCCACGCCACCATCACCGCCCCCGCCGCCGCCCGCCAATTTACCCTCTCCAACAGCGGAGCCACCGGATCCGAAACCGCCGCCGGAGCCACCTTTAACCCAGACTCAAACACCTCACTTAACGCATAAACCCCCTTCCGATCCAGAAACATCACATCCCCGCCCGACTGACAACACGCCAACCGCCCCACACACCCCACCACCCGACTCACCTCTGTCAAACGCGCCTGGCTCAAATCCCCTGCAACATTCTCCACGACCAAAACCGACTTCTCCTTAAACATCACCACCCGCCCCTGATTCCACCCAAAAATTCTCACCAACCGATCCGCCCCACCCGTGTTAATCCAGAACTCCTGAAACGTCGGATCATAAACCGTATAATCCCCAATGTCAGACACCGCCACCGTATCATCCTGAAACGGCACCAGCAGCCGATTCGCAAAGAACTCACCCGCCTCCGCATTCGGAATAGGAATCAACGGCGGAGTTGGACTTGCCGAAATCGGCACAAACCCAGAAAGGAAACTCCCCAACCATACCAACGGCGCCAAGTCCGCACCGCGAAACAACACCACCACATTAAAACACTGAACTAAAGACACCGGCCCATCTACAATGACCCCCTCCGGCAACGGCACAGCCTTAGGGCCCACACCCTCCCGAATCGCCCACACCCGATTCCGCACCACCAACAAACCCCATTCCTCACCCAACGGATTGGAAAAAACCCCCGTCCCAAAAATCTGCTCGTGGCCAATCCTTGCCCATATCGGATCAATGCACCCCAGACGAGTCTCCGCCACACCATCCCGGATCCGCCCATTCACATGCTCCGCCAGAGAACCACGCTCCAACAACGCAGGATCACGCCGCGCATCCAGCCGAATAAACGCCGGATCACCCTCCACCACCGGAGCCTCATCCCGCCCACCATAAGAACGGTAACGCCTCACGCCAACCCCTCCAACACTTGCCCCAGCGCAAACCCACTCACATCATCCTTCCGCCCAGGCGATACGATCCGATGCGATGTAACCCACTCCAACCCAAACCGAAACCGCAGTTGCCACGCCTTAATCAAATCAACCGCCGATTCCACCTCCGCCGCCGTCAACTCCGGATGCGGACGCCGCTCCCCCGTCACCGTGTTACCCGTAAACGCCAGCCCCAACATAAATTGATTACACCCAGACCGCCCCCTAAAAGCCGACTGCCCCGCATGCCACGCCTGCCTATCCTCCGCCACCAACCGCACCCGCCCCCCATCTTGCGCAATAATCACATGGTAGGACACCTTACTGGCAGGATTCTTAATCCACGCAATATCCCCCTCCAAAAATCCGGCTGTATGGTGTAACACCACACCCAACGGATCCAAACGACCACCCTTATTCGGAGTGTCCTCCACCCGCATAGGCCAGATCCTCCGCGTCTCCACTCCCGGCCTATCCGCCAGCGGGACACCACGCGCCTGCCACCGCGCCCAAGCCCCCCGCGTCCGTTCCCCTATTACGCCATCCACCGCGCCCAGATCAAAACCTTCAGCCGCCAAAACAGATTGCACCCCAGACACCACCGCACGCAAAGACGCAGCATCCGCCAGCTCCATCAACGCCTTACGCGGATCCATCACTTTCCCACCTCCACCTCCGGCTCCGGTAACGCCCACCAACCCTCATGCAACGTCACCACACCCGGCACCGGCTCACCCTTCGCATTCAACACCCACACCTTGGCCACAGGAATCGTTTCCCGCAGCCGCACAGGCTCCCCATGCGGAATGTAAATCGTCCGGGAAGCACACCCCACCAGACCAAACAACACCCCACCCAGAACCAACAACGTCCACAATTGACTCCATTCTTCCCGTCTCATTTGCTACTCACCTTTCCCATTTGTCGCCGCACCGCTTCCTCCAACGCATTCCGCACCGGCTGTCTCGCAGCATCCTCCATGGTCGGAGTAATCGCCTCCCGCACCGCGTCAGTAATCACCGTTTTCAATTCCGGCAAACACGCCCTCAGCGCATGACCCAGAACCGTTCCCAACCATGCCGCCAAAGGATCCATGACTTACGAATCCGGATTCGATTTCTTCAGCCACCAGGCGTTTACCGAACTCCACAAAAAGCTAATCACCCCCAGCACCAAAGCCCCCAGGAACTCAGCCCCCGCCACCGTCCATGACTCCGCAGCCTCCGCTGCCAGAAAGCCCTTCGTTGCCAAAACCCCAGCCAAAGCCGTTAGGCCCTGACGAATCAACCGTTGCACCATTAGATTCATAACACTCCTTTTTATTGTTTTTCCCGCTGCCGTTTCAACTGCCTGTAAAGCCCATCCACCTCTACGGTTGTCGGAACTGATAAGCCCGGATTTGCTTCCCGAATACCCCGTTCAAACAAATAATGATGCGTTATCGTCCATTGCTCTTCCGCAATTTGTTCCAACAAATGCTGCTGCTTAAACTGACTGAACAGAATAGGCACAGCCACACCCACCACCGCACATATAATCATCACCACCCGCACCAACGGAACATTTAGTTGCTCAATATTCACGCCACCACCGCCTTCCAACGGCCCACATGCCCCGCCTGGAACGATACCTTATCCCACTCGCTCAAAATAATTTGCTCGGCCCTCGCCTCCTCCACTTGCGCCTTCTCCTGTTGCCCATCCTCACGCAGACCATCCGCATAGGCAGCCACCTTCACATACTCCGCCAGCACCCGGGGAAACCGGACCAACTCCCAGAACACCACATTGCTAACCGGCTGACCCTGACTCCCCGTCACCGCCCGATAAACCTCCCCCGTCACCGCATCATAGACTAAATCACCCTCCTGATACGTCCGGGAAGCATCATAAGGCTCTTCCGTAAACATCACCGGCTCCAGCCGGAAATAACACCAAACCGTCTTAGACTTTCCCCCACACAAAAACCCTTCACTCCGCTCCACCCATTCCACTTCACGCGCATTTTGAAATGCATCTGGGTTCACAGAATAGATATTGAACATTGTCCCAATCACCGTCCGCCCAGGTTGCCGATGCTCCACCTTCCGCTCCGACTCCTCAATCATCGTCGGTTCCCAAAAATTTAGATCCGTCACCGCTTGCCCCGTTCCCGCCTGCACACAAATGTAATATTCCCGCTCCACAGGACTCCACACCACATCCCCGGCCACATACGATACCACCGGATCATAATCGTAAGCAAACGCCCGCTCCTCAATCCGGCACAACTCCGGCCAATCATTCCACTCCCACCCCTCACGCAGTCGGCTGTTAATATATTCCACTAGCGCCTGAGCCTGATTCACCTGCAAATTCAAAGACGGATCCAATCCCGCCCGCAACGCCACCCCCCACAACACACTCTTAAACGTCACCGATCTCACTTCAACACCCCATAATTCTTTCTGTATCCAATCATTGTTTTCCGGCTCCGGCACCGCACCCGCACCTCAGGGTTATCCCGCGCAAACTCCCGCTTAAACGCAGCATCCCCCCAACATCCCGGCTCCCGTTGCGCCCAAAACAGATAAGACTCCAGATCCACCGACATTGTTTGCTCACCCAGACACTCACTAAACGCCCGCTCAATCCGCGCATTAGCCGCCGCAATCCTCTTCTGACGGCCCGCCGCCAACGCCTCCACCACATGCTTCCCCTCCATCAGCTCCTCAATCAACAAAGCCTCCATCTCCGGGTCACCCCCGGATAAAGACTCCGCTAAAGTTTCTGACAACACATCCATCACATTTACCCGGTCAACATGAACCGGGCGGAGCAAGCTACACAAGAACCTACCCCGCCCGCCTCATCCAGTGATCCACCAAGAAGAATCACTGCCGCCCGCAATCATTCACCGTCCTGCAACTCCGCAATCTGAAGGTAAACCTTCAACTTGCCCCTATTGAACGCCGCCAACGTCTTGGTTGCCGGAGGCGCACCAAACAACACATCCACCGTATCCGCCCCATCATAGCAATACGGCACCGTCGCCGGAGCATTCGCCTTGGAAATAACCGGAGTGCCCAAAGCATTCACTTGCTGACTGACAATGAAGCGATCCGTGTCACCGCCATCACCCACCTGGATAGCGCAAGAGTTGTTCGCCGCATCCGCCGTGTCCTGAAACGGCACAGTCAAAAACGTAGCCGCATTCAACACCACATCCCCACGCTTGACCTCAAACGCCTCAATCACCTGCGCCGTTTGAGGTGCGGTTTGCGTCAGATCCGTGTGATCAATCTCCACCAAGTGAGTGAAGGAACCAAACTGTTCTTTTGGTAATCTTGTAATCTTCATCTTGTCCTCATTTCCCCGAGATTAGCTCGGATTAAATTTTCCATGGTTCAGCGGATTGCCAACCTGCAACCCCGCAATTGCCTCAATCAAAGAACGCGGCCCCCCGCCCAGATCAGGCAAGTCCCGGCTCGAAGCAGGCTTATTGAGACGCAACTCAATATCCATTGGATCAATCACGTAGCCCCGCCCATTCCGCACAGCCGCCGAATTAACCGCGCCCGAAGTCGGATCACGATACGCCAGCCACAAATCCGGAATCAGCTCCAACTCCGCAAAGTCCCCATTGTAGAAATCGACCGTCGCATGAATTGCCTTGCTCGCCCCATCCTGGTTAAACGTCCGGATAGCCGCCACCGTAGCCGAAACGCCCGGCTGATACTCATTAAATGAAGTCACACGCTCCTTAAGAGCCGTGCCAACCAAAGCCACCAACCGCTTGCGCTGACCCGTTTGCTCAAAAATCGAGCGCAAAACCGCCCGCAATTGAGCTTCCGTCACAGAAGCCGTTGCCGTGCTTTCAATCGAAGCCGCAGGCGTCCGAAACTCCGGCGGCACATCCTCCACCGCGTCGCCTTGCGCCGTAGCATGAATCCACAGCCCCAAGCCCCGGGTCCGGTTTCCCAGCACCCCGTTATCCGCCCGCGCCGGATTGTCAGACAAGAAGCTAGCCTCCATGTCCCGCTTGATCTCCTTAAGCTTCTTCACCTTCGCCCGGGCCATCTCACGCTTCGAGCCCACACCCGCCACATCAGACACCTCTTCCGCCAACGTCGAAACCTGAGCCGTCCGGCGGAACAATTGCAGCCGATTACTCAACTCCGCACGGTTCTCCGCCGCGTTCTCGAAGTTTGTCACATCCTTACCATCAACCTCACCATCCGTCTTTGGAGATGCGTAATCATCCACCTGCCAACGGAACAACACATTCGTTGGACGCGAACCCTTCCGCACCATCGTCACAAACGGACACGTCTTTGCATCCGCCACCGCAATCAGATTACTCAAATCCTCACGCCGCCCACTTTGATTTCGTTCTACTAAACCAGCCATATTATCTCCTTGATAAATTGTTAATTTTCAACCTTCCGCCATGAAAAACGATTCCATAGCAGCCTCATCTCCATTCGACTCCAACACCCGCGCCTCAGCCTTTTTACGATCAGACCGGACACCGTTGAAGCCCGCCGCCACCGGCTCCGCCACACGCGGAGCCAACTTCGGCTTTTCCACAGCAGCCTTCACAGGCGCCACCGCACCCGCCGCCTTAGTCTTGGCAGATTCCTTGGCCGCCAACCGCGCCTTACGGCCTGCAATTGCGTCCCCCAGAATCTGCTTCCAATCCGGAAACCTCTGAATCTCCGGCAACACCTTCAAATAAGAAACCGCCTCCGCAAACAACTCACTCTTCGCGTTAAACAAGTCCGGATAATCCGCCCTTGCCTCCACGTCAAATTGCTCCGCTTGCTTCAACCACGCCATCCGCCTCGGTGCATGCTCCATGAGAAGATCGTCCGTTTCCGCCAGCCGTTTGCGCACTTGCTCCGCGCTGATCTCCACGTCCTCACCCTCACGGTTCTTCACCACGCCACCCTCCAGATTCTCCAGGCACCACTTCCGAATTGCCCGCGCATTATCCACACGCTTCTTCAATTCATCCACCGTGGAAACATCCGCCAAAGGGTTCTCTTCCGTCGGCTCCACCGTTACAGGATTCGCCGCCAGCCGCTCCAAGGATTCTTTTGCAGCCTTGGCTTCCGCCTCAGCCACCGCCAGCTTCTCAGCCAGCCGACCCTTTTCCGCCGTGATCGCGTCAATCCGCTTCTGGACACTCACCGGAATGCCACTCTTCGGATCAAGCTCCTCATTTTCTTTGTTGCCCTCCTCATCCGCAGGCGTCTCCGATTCAGAATCAGAGCCAGCATCATCAGCCTTTTCCTCATCCTCATCTGTTTTCACTCCCGCATCACGATTCAGGTCCGCCCCCTCACCTGCCACCGCCGGATCCAATTCGCTTTCGTGAACGCCGCCATCATCCGATAACGCCTCCGCAAGCAAATCCTCCTCCGACAATTCAGGCACCATTACGTTTGACATGGAATCACTCCAAGGTTGGTCAGTCCGTTTTCAAAACCACAAAGAGGGGCCGCCGACACGAAGGGAATAACATCGGCAGCCCCATTTGGGTTTTCCGGGTGAACGGAAAGTAAACCCTTAAAAATCATTCCCCGTTTTACCCCGCCCACCCATCACCCTCAATAGACCCCATCTCCAAACAGCCTATCCGGTCCAACTTGGGCCAACTCACCCAACATCAACCGCCCCAAAACCAATGCCGAAACCCGCTTTCTCCAACAGTTTGGCGTAGCCATGCCGCCCAATGCGGGCAGCATAGATTCGTCGCGCACCCTGATGCAGCAACACACCTTGGTCTTTGGCAATCTTGACGGCGTGCTTTTCAGAGAAAGCCCGCACATTGCAAACATGCCGGGCGTCACACCTGTCAGAGGATCCCGCATAAATAGCAAAGTGGTCCAGTTGCCGATTCACGGTTTCGTCTCCGGCTGCTGGTTATCGCGGACGTTAACTACCCCTAATCGCCGCCTAACCCTGAGCGGAGCTTGGTCTAGTTTAGCGAGAAAGTTTTCCGCCGCTCTTTCGATTGTTGAACCATATCCGTATGGAATTTTTTGCGCCCACTGAAATCTACCTTGCGCTTCATGCTCTATGGTGAATGCCCATCGAAAATCTTCCCTTGCGCCGTTTCCGGTTCCTCGGCAGATATAAGGTTTACCGTATTCAGCCGCCTTTTGAACTGCTGATACTGCTGATTTACTTGGCTGCACAATTTGGCATATTTCCATCAATTCAGATTCTGGGAGCCTCAACCCATGATTATTGTGCAAATACTCCCATAATTCGTATAAATACGAACTGCGAACAAGGCAGTCCGCCGAATCCCCACCCGCCGTCACTCCGGCTGCTGGTTGCGTTTCTTGCTTCATGGTTTTTCCTCCGGCTGTCGGTGAGCGGGAACGTTTGACGCGAATTGGATTTCGGCGTGGTCGCGGATATTGTTCCATGCTCGCTTTCCTGCCTCCGTCAGACGGACGACTCCCATTGCAGCATGGGTTGGGTGCGGCTCAATAATCTTTCTGTCGATCAGCCCAACTAGTGCCTTCCCGTAAGGCGTGCCCGCGTATCCGCCTATATCCACACACAGGATGCCTGTCTCCCCAAACTGACGCAGCCACCAGCGTTGGAGCTTACCAAGCGGGCGAACAAAGCGATCCACCGAACACCTATCCGCCGTCACGCTGGATGCTGATTTCGTTTCTTGCTTCATCGTTCGACCCACATCATGCAACGCATGATTTCCGCCGCGACTTGCGGCACAATGGCATTTCCGAGTCCTTTAATGCGGTCCACCCTTCGGGAAAGCCCATGAGCCACTCCACGAAAATCACGCTCAATTTCCCGCCCGCTTGATCGTTCAAGTTCCGTGATCGGGCTGGGTTGTCCAACCGTTCCGCCTGCCCAGTCCGGAAGTCCCTCGCCTGCGGAGTTGCAAACATCTTTGCAGCTAAAGCCAGTGGCGGCGATGATACCTTCCCAGCCTCCTTCCGTTTCAGCCAGCTCTCTAGGTTTTCGTTGGACGCTTTCGTCGCCCTCGGCGTGGGCCACAATTTCACCTGAGCGCAGAGATACTTTTTTTTCAGCATCGTTTGATGCGATTTGCTCCCCTCCCGCCCGCTCCCTTTCCATTCTGTTGTCCTGGGAGTGCCCCACAATCCACACTCGTTCTCTTCTGTGTCGGGCGTTGATGCCGCAAGCTGGAATACAGAGCGCTTCGCAGGCGTAGCCTTCATTTTCCAGGTCAGCAAGCACACCGTCGAGCGCCAGCGTGACGATTCCAGGCACATTCTCACCAAGCACCCAACGGGGTCTTGCCTCGCGTATGACTCGCAGCATTTCCGGCCAGAGCGCACGGTCATCATTGTTGCCTCTTCGTTGCCCGGCAACGCTGTAAGGCTGGCAAGGAAAGCCGCCTGTAATAAGGTCAATTGTTCCATATTCGTTTCCTTTCATCTCGTGTATGTCGTTGGCAATAGGCACATCCGGCCAGTGTTTTCTAAGCACCGCTTGCGCGTAGGGTTGACGCTCGCAAAAACCCACCGTCTGCATTGCGTTCCATCGAGCTGCCAGAGCAAATCCGCCGATACCGGAGAACAAATCAAGATGCCGCCAAACACGCTTACTCATTTTTCCCCTTCAGCAACTTCGCTATCCTTTCCCTGCGCTCATTGGCTTCCGAGCCAAGCGCGTAAGCCAAAAGGCTCTCCGTTTTGTGCGCATCTCCATATGTAGCATACGTTATTGGAGCGCCTTCGCGGCCTCCTTCCTCGTAACGGACATTGACTGACAGCGCAACGACAACATCAGGAATACGATGACGCTTCCGCGACTCTCCGATTTCCTCGAAAAATGCGCTGATCGCATTATTGGCCTCATCCAGCCCATTAAAAGGCTCAGACATTTTGCGGTAGTTTTCTGGGTCGTGTTTCATCATAACATTTTTTGTTAGTTGCCAACGCCACTGGTCGGGGCGGCATTCTTGGAGGAAATCTCATTCACGCGGCGTAAGTCCTTTCTCCGAGCAAAGCGTCACCCTTCGGATTTCACTGTCCATTACTGGCCAGCATCCTCCGGCTTCACTGCAATGTTTATTTGGGCAATACCATGAAAACCCTGATGCAAATCTCGCATCTTTCTCAGCGCGCATATTTCCAAAACATCCAGGGCACTCTGTGCCCAGCGCCGCCAAGCGTTCTAAGATGTCATCCCCACGTTGCGTTTCCCTTCGCATGCCAACACCATACGCAAATCAACACGCCGCGCAACTATAATCTTGCACCTTCTTATTTCTTTTTGCTTTTCCATTTTGCTCCCACGCCAACCTACCAAGCAAAAGCTCTCCATCCTCCACCCCAAGCAGCTTCACCCTCCGCACCAAGCGCGAAACCGAATCAGCCCGCATAATAACCGCCCAACCTTCCGCCAGCCACCGCGCCGCGTCCGCCCTAGTGTCCGCCACCCGCGCCCGCATAAACATCCGCAACGCTTCCCGCTCTAACTCAGGAATTTCATACCTACTCCCCGCCCTACTCACCACTAACCCCCTGACTCCGCAACGCTTCAAGCCGCGCCCAC